GCCTCGTTCTCACAAACATATGTCCAGCCTTCGTGATAAAATCACACACGGTGCACATATCAGAGTGAGTCGGAGCCAAAAACGAACCCGGGGACGGAGGGAACCTCGCTAGAGCGCTATTGAACACGCCAGAGGGTTAAAACCCCGCTGAGACGAATCCACTAGGCGAATGGAAGACGGAACCAACAAACTCACCCAAACAGGTGAGGTGTAAAGAACCGGCCTAAGCCGGAGTTTTCGGCACTGGAGGGAAATGACGCTCACATGTTACGCACGCCCATGAGGCTGTGCATATCACGAGTTACGTCATCTGTAGTGTGGCGCTCAGTATTCTCCTCTCCAGAGTTGATGTTCCCATCGAGCCCAAACATGCGTGTGGACTTTCCACGAATTGCTGCTGCCTTCATTTGTAGTTGCACTTCAATGGCCTTTTCAGGCGAGAGAGAAGTCTTTTCGTAGAAATCAAAGGCGTAACGAGCGCACTCTGTGTCTCGGAGATTACGTTTCAGTGCATACCGTGGAATGTAAGTTTCGGTAGCGTTACGCATCTCAATATATGCTTCGGCCAAATTACTAAAGTGCATCATGACTTGTCTGAAAGTCGGCCGAGCATTTTCAATCACTGGTTTTAATGGATATTCATCTTGAACATCGTTATTCATGAAGTACCAGTTTCCAGTGAGGTTTGGTGAGGTGCCATTCTCAATACACCAAACCAATAATCCATCCATGAGCAAACTCATCTGATCATCAGTGACATCGTATGCCTCTTGCACTTTAGCGAACCATGCCTCAAACTGAGCTTGCGAACGTCGGGCGTTGGACAGATCCACTCGATTTGGCTTATACTGCTTGAGGTGATCAGCATTCACGACTATCTTCCCTTTCACCATAGGCAACCGCATCTTCGAATGGAAAATCTTTGGTGGTGGCATGGTGAAAGTTCCTGAGGAACCGGTAGTGAGATCCCTATCGCGCTGCCCTTGCGGCGCAGGTGGTTCATTATCAACGGGTTGCGCAGCTGGGTTGGGTGGTTGCTGACTTTGAGGGCGCGGCGTCGGAGGTGCCGGTGGAGCCGGCGGCGTCGCTCCTGCATTCATTGTTTGTCCCGCCTGGTGACTGACATACGGACTGTCAAGCTGAATGAGCTCGTCCATATAATCAGCATGAGCGTGAAAATATTTCTCTAGTTCTTCCGTTGCAACCTTCTTCCCTGTATACAAATGCTCCAGGGCTGTTTCGGCTATGTATGGGGCTTTTCCAATGGAGGCCAAATGCTTGAAAGGCTCCATTCCTAATAGCCACTGGTAGAATAAGCGTATGTTCAACAACAACTCATCATTACCCCATGCTTCAATCATAGCTGCGCAGATAGCTTCTAGTCTGTGAACTGGCTCAACTGAACGGTCCCATTCAAGAATGGCCACGACTCTCTCCGCTTCAAGTTTGGGTATCAAAATACCATTCCTTTCGATTCCTTGATGCGACATAAACCACAATTCTTGTTTCTTAGTAACCCTATTTGAAAAATCAAAATCGAGCCCAAGATCCATGAAATGTTTCGAGAAGTCATCCAAGATTGATTCACTTTCCGGTTCGACAGCTATTATCAGATCATCCCCATTTATGAAAAACTTGATGACACTATCTTGCTTTTCCTTAGTGACACCAAGTTTGCGTAAGGTGTATGTCATAGCTATTAGAACCATCAAGGAATTGTCTACCACTGTGGAGGGTTGACCGCTGTTATTGCCTTTGAATTTCTTGACGACAGATCCGTCTGGCGTTAGGATAGGCGTATAGACAATTTCCGTGTACAAATTTTCAAGCATTTTCTCGCCAATGTCCCAATTCTCCATGCATGATAGTCGTATTTCCAGCACTGCATTGATCAAGTATGGAGATAGGGAGCTATCGAATCGTGTACCGTCGGCATCGCAGTAGATCCAGTTATCAGGCAACCGCGTCAACATCTCATTCCAACCACCATAGAATTTTGAGATTCCAACAGTCCAAGGGCATTCTGTGTGTTTTGTGTAGAACCAGTTATTGAAATCATCCACACAAACTTTCCCGGCCAAGAGGGTTTCGAGTGGTGCTGCAGTGAAAGTACGCGTTTTGTTTAAGGAAACCTTCTCCATCGGACGGATTTCTGCTTTCAGAGAGGCGTTCCATAAACCCAATTGCCCATTGTAGAGGCGTTCACAACTTTGTTTGATGATTTCTGCCTTATCGTCTGGAGTGTAATCTTCGAAGTATTCTCGCTTCTTGCCACTATACAAAGCCCCAACTGCTGCTTTCATGTTAAGCGATTGGAAAATTGCCATCTCATCATTAACATATTCGAGATCCTGAAAACCTTCATTGTGAAGAAAGAACTTCACATCCTCAACAGCTGCCTCGAATATTGCACAGTCAACAACTCCCACAACAATTGGGCTGGCATATTTTGTAAAATCTTTGACAAATGCTTCCTTGTTTAACCTGCTTTTGCCATATTTTCCAAGCAAAGGCTGGAAATATGTATTAGCTTCAGGGTGCAGTGAAAGGTACAGCAGGAAGTTTTGACATCGATCCTTCACGACATGCTTTGTGACCAGTTGACTTGGGCATGAAGCCACAATTTGTAAGTTATCACATAAAGCATCAGCAACCCATTTCCTCTTCTCGCGAGATTGCATTGAGACAAATTGTGGTAGAGGTTCCACTGCTTTTGTTGGCTTAAAGAAACCGCTTGGCTGTTCCGAGCTAAGCTTAAGCCCACCCCAACTGATTGCCTCTGTATTGTACCTCCATTTCTTAGTCCATTCAAGTTCGTCAAGCTTTTCAAGATAATCTTCTTTAAAGTTTTCTGGAATGGAGGTCATGTAATTAACCGCAACTACGTCATGGCCCAAACTGTGGATACCAACGATGACGCGTGAATTCACATCCACTAAAGGGAGACCGCAATGCCCCTCTTGAGTGGAAATCCAGTGCTTCCAAAAGCCACTATTTGGTTGAGGGAAGGTTTGACTAGCGTCCGAAACTTCAGTTGTGACATGATTTGTTTGGAATTGCGCACCGACCAGACAGATTCGCATGCTCGTGTCTGGTTTACTAAACTGCAGCTTCTGTGGAAATGGCACGAAATCTTGAGGCAATCGGACGAGAGCTATATCACGATCCTTAACTGGAGAAATCTTTAACACTGTGGAGTTTGGAATCGTGTACGTTCCCCTGCAACTGTGCAATTTAATACTCCCATTATTCCTCTTGAACAAGTGTTGATTAACAATAAGAATCGATCCATACCCAATTCCGTAGCCATCAGATATCGTTCCATCCGAAGTGAACACTATCTTGCATATATTCTTTGCAATTGGATCATAGCAGCGTAGTCCAGTGACGATGGATTTCGTCTCGTGGTCTACGTATGAGTTGGGGGCGGGAACTTCCGTGACGGGGATAAATGTGTGATCTTCAGTCTGCCTCAACTCCCCTCGCCTTTCTGGATACCCAGCTATCGAAACCCTGCGTCGACCAACAAGTAGTGGGTTGTGCGGCGTCAAATCCACCTTCAGGGCTGATTCTTTGTGCGGATGCATGAAATATGCCGTGGCGTTGAGATTCTCTCTATCATCGGCTGGATCAAGATGTCTGTTATCAACCATTTGTTCGCGAATGTCTGCGAAGTGTTCCATGACAATCGTTATATCTGTTTGAATGCTCTCATCTAACGTTTCCCCTGTTAGATTGTCCACATATCGCACAATTGTATACTCTGTTGGGTCGAAATTGTACATGTTCACGAAAGGTCTGGTCTTCTTTCCAAGCCTATGCGTCTTACCTTTCTTCTTCTCCTTCTTTGTGTATGCCGGTCCGAATTCGCGCTCGACTGCTCCATCATTACCATACACTTCATAGCCATGTTTCTGCTCCCGGGCTCTTCTGAATTTGAGGCTCTGTTGTTTAGATCTGCCTTGGTGATGGACTGGTTCATTCTTCTTCCATTTAAAGAATTCACAAACCATTAGCAGACCTCCAATTAAAACGCACCCAAGAACTATGATGTCACGTGTTATGAGTGAGCCATCCCATCTTCCCTTAAGTCCAAGTGCTGTTGAAAGCTTAGAAGAAGTTTGATGTTGCACAATGTTGAGCACACCAAAGTTCCTAAGCATTTCTGGATTTGATAAGTCTATGTCGAGATTTTCAAACTCACATAACTTATTCTTGGCCTCTTCGAGAATTCGTATGTTGTCTGTGCTATGATCCCGCATGTACTTCTGCCTGAGTTGATCCGTGATGCCTGATAACGTAAACCCATGCGAGGAACTGGCATTGGTGCTCAAAGTGTTGTAGTGCTCATGTTTAATCCTTTCTTGAGTAATGAGATGTTCAATCATCCCAAGAGTGCGTGCGATTGTGAGAGGGTCCCTTTTGAGAGTGTATGCGACTTTACAGGCTGAAGCGCTTGAAATTTTTGGGAAGCAGCATGAATCTTTCTCGTTGCTCACAACCTTCCAAATGTCTTCATACACCTTCTCTGGTATATTACGCACGAAGAAAGGAATCTTAACTTGTGGCTCAAGCGTGTTGCGATTACCCAGTCTCTGGTATTCTTCAGCTGTGTACCATTTCTTAACAACAGCAAATGGCATTGCGTTAGTGTTCAAGACTAACTCAGATTCCTTCAGCTTGAATTGTTTAAGAATTGTATGAATCTCTGGATGGACAACTCCGTCATACCGAACAAGATCAACCATGAAGAAGGGTGGCAGTTCAAATAGTTGCATTGACCTAGCTTGGCGGACTGTGCACTTACCTAGCAGATCAACTGAAGCGTTCTGAGTGACGACAGGGAGACCAAAGGCGAAACAAAGGAAAGCCGCTTCAGTTGCCACCATGGTGGGTATGTCTGCAACTCCTTTCTCGGTGTAACCAATACGAAGTCCACTTCCTGGCTTCACACGGCCCACACGACCCATGCGTTGTATGCGCTCACCAAATGATATGCTTGTCTTCTTGTAAATTATGGTGCGCATGTCTGAATCAAGTTCTGCTGTCACTTTGAGACCGAAATCGACAACTGCATCAACGTTAAGCGTAACACCATTCTCTATGATGTTTGTTGCCACTATGAAATGTTTTCGAATTGACGTTCCCCGTGTCTCAACTTTCACGTTTCCAGATTTCATAGTTCGACCATCGATTTTGCTGACTGTGTAACCGCGTTCTATCAGCAGTTTACCGAGGGCGTCAACATCATTATAGCTTGCAACGTACACAAGTATATTATCGCCGTGCTTTGTCATGTCGACTTTTGTTCCTCTGCCTTGGGCTGTGGCGAACTCATCGAAAGTGAGTGATTCTTGCTTGATTATGTCAACCTTATGTTGCGTATGAAACTCGCTTTCGCGACCCGGCGGTGTTGCAGAGACTTTGACAATCTTCCCAGGATAGGTGTATTCATGTAAGAGGCAGTAGAAGGCAATTGTTGAAGCGTCGATCACGTGACATTCGTCGAATATTATGAATTTGTAGTTCTGTAGTTTGTCAACATTATGTCCGAGCAAGTTGAGGGCATAGCCAGGTGTCATGACGGTGATATTGGAAGAGCCAAATGTGCAGTTGTCACGCATGCGTTTAGTTGGATCCTGAAAGAAAGGATCTTGTCTCAGCTGAGCACATACATTCTCCACGAGGGGTCTAGTCGGTTCGATTATTAGAACATGACCTTTCTTCGAAAGTTCGTAAGGCAATGATGACGATTTACCGGAACCGACCGGTCCACGAATCATAAACTCACGTATGTCAGGATCATGCGATATCGTGTTGGCCGCCTGCACAGAAGTTGCGCGTGTAAATTCTAAGAAAGTGCCACCTTGACGATAGTGGGGTATGGTGCGTCCCTCTCTGAGTTGCCGATCGAACCAGTCAGAGAAGGTCACATCAAATGTGGCCTTGGTGGGTGGTGCTTCGTGTTCTGTTTCAAAGTCTATCGTGAGGAGTTTCTCAGCTGTGACGTCAGAACTATCATCGATTGTACTCATCTGGTGATGTACACTTTGGCCTGCTGATGTTAGAACTGTCTTGATTTTACTCAAAACTTTGAAAACGGCATCGCTTCTTTGTGCGTCGAACATCATTGCTGCCAGAGCCATACGTGCCATTATCTGCTCGAGTTTTGCTTCTGCATGTGTTTTAGCTTGATGCTTGACCATCGGATACGTCATTAACATCGCAGTTGATTTAAGCGCTGGGTACGTATCTGTGATATGATCGATGAACTCTTCTTCGGATGGCGGTGTTCCAAGTTTATTCGTGAGAAGAGCGTGCACTGCTGCTACTTCGTCAGTTTCTTTCTGGAACTGCACAAAAGCTTGCTCTTGCTTGAGTCTCTTATAGTCTGCTATAAAGATCACAGATTGGTGTGCAATTGCAAGGATTAGGCTTACGACAATCAAAGTATTGATCATATGTAGTATATCAGGAATGCAATATGCAACTGCTCCAACCGCACGCCTCATGATGAATCTAGTGCCGTCGATGCACGCTCTTGTCGACGCGTCGTATGTATTGGCTAGACGCCGGGTAATTCCTTCGCGAAACCGGACACCCGAGTCTTGCACAGATGCGTATGCGCTGACGCTGAAATCTCCCATATCTGACAGGAGAGACTTGTTTGTAAAATATCTGTGCAGCCTCCAAGCATACCAACGATATCGAAATTTTGCACACAAGCTTAAGGCGAACCATGAATCTCGAATATCGTTGATGTATTTTTTCTCAATTCTGTCGTACGTGTCCTGGTTGTACACTTTAAATCCAAGGCCTGTAAGCTCTCCATCAGCTATTCTCCGATTGCACATCACTTCTAGTTGGCTCATCAACAAAGGTTTTGAATGCGAAGTGAATTTGATATCCCAAGCTAATCTTCGTAGTTCTTCGCAAGATTCCTCAATCATGTGCATCTGGTCCACCAAAAATCTCGAGCGTGAAACCTTCTCCGCTAAAGAATTTAGTGTTGAGAACAACACGGCTATATCTTGGTTATCCTCGAGCCATCGTTCAATAGCAAGCTCAAACGTTCCACTTGTGTGCATAGCTACAAGCACACTTGGCGAGACGACAGCTAGAGCGATAAGAAATGGTTCTTGCGTTAAAACCAGGTTCATGAGTTTTGGTCGCCAAGGGCTCTTGATTAAAACTTGCACTGCCTTCATCACTGATAGGTTCTCAAGGGTTCCACCGACTTGGTAATTTTTCATTTCGCCTTCTGTGGAATCGAACATGAACGGTAGCAATTGACTGACCGTTCCAGCTTTAAGTATGTGGAATCCGATATCACTTGAACCATAAGAATCAACAACGTGCATCATCTTGTTTCTGTGATCAACAAGTATGCGTGGCAATTCAGCTTGTCTAGTATCTGGAAATAGAACTGTTAACATGTGTAGACTAGCTGCCAGATCTCTCATAGTTGGCCATTCCTTTAATTGCGGTATCACACGATCACGAATTGTCTTGGCGAAATTTTTGGCATCAACTTCATTAATGTTCACTAACATGGCGAGGAAAATGTTAACGTAACAATATCCATCTCTTGCGATCCATAGCTTGTCTCGGTACGTCTCGGGGAAATCAATGAGCTTTGAGTCTCCTGAGTTCCCAATCACTAGGTGTTGTTTCGTGGGCATGATGATGTCTGAGTAGAGTGGCGTTTTATCATCAAGTGTGATGCAACTGCATGTGAATACAAAAGCGCCATATTTCTTGCTTATGCAAGCTGATGTTATAGGTGCACGCTCAATTGGGTATCCTATCACGTGTTCTTGGAGAGCTTTTAAATCCAATTGCAAAGTTAAGCGATCGATCGCTAATCTACGACTGCCTTTTGGATGCCTCCGCAAGACATGTGCACCGTAGTCGTCAGCCACATTCACCTGCATGTAGAAATTGTCGAAGAAGCGTTTCGCATGATGACTCCTCTCCCCCCAAACGAAGTTACCATTGGCATCCAATTGGTTATCGCACATTAGCACAGGGTTTACGTGTGCCTTGTTCGATATCTTGTTCTTGAACTCTTTGACATCGCCTCGCACTAGACCGTCCCTTCTGTTTTTAATGAAATTTGCAACCAACAGGAGGTTCTTTGATATGTCAATGCATTTCTCGGCATCCGATACTTGCAGAGTGATGAATTTCTCAGTTGCTAGTCGCAAATGTCTCGCTGGACCATCATTGTCATCCCCTATTGCTTGAATAATTTGCTGACAAACTTGCACATGATCCTGAGTTGGCTGGAGTCTGGTCGCGACAGCATTGAGGGTGCCTGAAATGTTTGGCTGAATTCGTAGACGGTCAAGATTTGTTGCTGCTTCAAACAAATTGTCAATGAGCTCACCTTTAACGATGTCGTCAGCTGTCACTCCAACTTGGTCCTGGCAAGCTCCACATGTAATCTTAAAGCATGGAAACATTCCTTGCCAAAGTATACCGGCTGCTTCACCACACTGTCTCACAGTATCTCGAGCTCTACATTCGCCTGCATGTGTAGGATTCTTCCGCTTGGCAACAAACGCTTCGTTGAACCCTGCCCAGAATTCTTCACCCTGTGAGTATTCGACCATACCATTCATGACGATACGAGGCAGTATCTGCGTTGACGGCAACAATATACTATTATACCTCCCTCGAACAACGAAAGGAACACGGGCGGCGTAATCATCAGGATCATCGATTAAATACCCACTACTGCCTTTCGTTAAATTCTCAATCTCACGTATCGACAAGCGTGGAGTTATTCGAAGTAGTCGATTAAGGATGTGATTTTGAAACGCACTCGTTGGAGGGTCTAAACCAACTTTGAGCCCAGTTTCATGACGTGTTTCAACCTTAAACACGGACTTCCAGTTGACGCGTTTGAGAGATATTCGGTGTGTTTGTCGTCGTTTATTGCCAATCACTTCAAGCGTGCGATATGATGTTGGCTGAACTGCTTTCATCAGCTCATCGCCACATTCATTCCATAGTAACTTCTTGGGTGTGGAGGCGATGCGTGGTTTCTTCAGCGCTCGTGGCCACACAACCCTTGGGGTGTCCTCTTCAATGAGCTGTGGCTGCTCATAAGAGATGATTCGCCCCACAATACTGTCGGGCTGAGATTGGAACCACTTCTCTTCATCTTCTCTCTGTTTCTGCTGAAGAGATCGTTTGCGAAGGAAGTTCTTTGTGTATGGCTTATAGCCAAACACTCCTTTCCTCACGCTGCAGATGCGTGATTCCTCATGCCTTGCCTTGGCTTTCGCCTCGACGTTGCGCAGAGTTGCAAACGCTGCTGCTGTTGTCTTACTGTAATCGTCCAACATTGCTTTGGAGGCAATGTTGAGCGACCTCACCATCTGTCCAGCTGTTGGGTTAGGCAGAGTGGCCATATAATCGCTACCAGGGCAGCGAATACCTAGGCACTTCGACTTAACCACAGCTCCCCGCTGCCTCACTACAGTGACAAAATCACCAAAAACCATCATTGTTGACGTCGCCATCGGAGTTGAGAGAGTTTGAGTGTTGAAGGAGAGTTGAGAGAGAGATTTGAGAGTTGAAGAGGGTGTTCGTTCGCTGTAGGTTTGTAAGCTGCTGAATCGTTCTCTTCTTTGGTTGTCTAAGCTGTTTTTATTT